GGAAAATATATACTCTTCATCCTATCATATCCATAGCAGGAAGTTCATATTGATCTTTACCTTCTGCTAGTATCATAGCAATTTCTTTCTCTGCATCAGAAAAAATCTTCTCTCCATTAAGAGAAACACCACCAGGAAGTTGTACTCCTTGGAACTTGATTAAGTTCTGACCCCACTGCCTTTTAATTAAAGCAGGAATGTATTTCTTAAGCCATCTATCATTATAGACTTGTGTGTATTCCATAGGATCTAATGCCCTATAACAATCTATAAGAAGGTAGTTTCCTTCTACAACCTTTGAAGGATCTATATCTAAAAATAATTTATCTTGTCTTTGATTCCATCTATACTCCACTAAAGCACCAGTGTTGACAACCATATCTAGAGTCTCAAAGTACTGGCGAATCATATAGTAATTCGTCATATCAAAATTACCAAAAGCAAATCCAGATGAGAATGAGAATATATCCATCAAGAAATACTGGTTACTCAATCCAAAGAGATCATTACGAACCCAGTTAGATGATACACCAAATACTTTAGATATACCTATAACATGATTAGGTATTGAAAGAAAATTATTTCTATTCTCCCATGTAGTATCACTATCAACTGATTTAACTTCTATAGTTGCATCAGTGTTACCACCACTAATGGTAATAGTGTCTCCAATAGCATAATCTTGACCATCATCATTAATTAATATAGATGTTATAACACCACTATCTGTGGTAGTATTAAATGTTAATCCAGTACCACTACCACCAGTAGTAGCAACTGCAGTATTGTTAGTATACCCTGTTCCACCAGATGTCAAGGTAAATGTTACAGTACCTTCATCACCTGAAACAACTTTAAGTTGATCGGAACCATTAAATCTTTCTACATCATCAGCAGTAATTTTATGTTTAAGAAACATTCTCTCGATGCCATCAAAATGACGTTCATGAAAATGTTGCAAAGCATCATCAATTAGGTCTTCCACCTGTTCATCATCTACGTTGACTTCCAGTACTGGATGACCTAATCTCCTTAATGCGTAGTCTTTTAACTCTGCCCTAGAGGAAGGTTGTGCCATGTTATTTCTTTATGCTTGTGCTTCTGCCCAACGTAAGTTAATTGTTGCGTTAATAGCACTACCAGACGTTAGGTAAGCATTAATCGCCAGAACATCAGGACCGTTGGGGAATGTACCACGTCCACCAATTGGTGTGTTAGTAAGTTCTTTTAATTCTGATAGATCTAGGTTGTCCCTTTCACCACCACCAGAGGCAGTAAATGAGAATACCTGCTCTCCAGGAATTGCCGCCTCAACAATTGGTTCGAAGGTATATGTAGTAGATCCAGCAGTACCTGGTCTCGTTCTGTCGGAGAAGATCAAGTAAACTTTATTGCTATCGTAGTAGTAATCCCTAATGTTAGCAACAGTAGCACCACCTTTTAGATTACCACCAGAAACTTTCCAACCAATCTGTACACCAGCAACATCTGTTCGATTAAATATAATCCATGTTGTATTATAATTTTGAGTATTGGCGTTAGTAGCAGTAATTGCTGAAGCAGCACCCTCCCATGTAACGTCACCACCAGAGGCAACTTGTGCAAATGATGGTTGTCCACCAGCACCACCAGTATTCAATCCATTCCATAAAATACTTGTTGGATCATCAGGGTAGTTTTTAGGATTCATAACACCCTCAACAATAACACCCTGTGAACTCGATCCACCCTGTGTAGTGATCTCAATGTTCTTGAGTAGTAATTGTGCTCGGTTGATTAGTTCTCTTTCTCCTAGGTCTCCAGTAACAGAGTTAGAAACACTAGGTGATAGACGAATCAAGAAGATAGCACTTTTACTAGTTGAAATTTCAATTTCCTTTTCTTGCCATGAGAAGAGATAACCACGATCTTCATCAAATCCACCATCAGTTAGGAATGCAGAACCCCAGTGGTTAATCTGTGGTGTAGCAGTAGTTGATAGTAAAACAACACCACTACCTTTGGTGTGAGCAATAGCACTACCAGCAGTATAAGTTCTTTGAGATCCACCAGCAAAATTAGTGTGAGTTGCTGCTCTTGTAAGACCAGACAAAATATTACCAGTTTTGTTGTTATAATTAATAATCTCGTTATTCATAATCAATGTACCACTAGAAGGGAATAGTGTTCCGTCTTCTAATGTCATTGTCTCTTGACTTGAATCCATTGCAACTTCCACCCTTCCTCTAGCACCTTCATTAATAACCTCATACCTAACAGGTAGGTTACCAGAACGCATAAATGCTTCGTTGTTCATGTTGTTATTCTTCAATCTATGTAAGAATACAAAATCACCAGATGGTCCTCTGAACATCCAATCAATGAATCCTGCTCCGTACCATGAGTATTGGAATCCCATCATCTGCATCTTCGTGATGTCAGTAATGTATCCAGACTTACCTGTACCATCTGCTCTATCAAGGTTCCACTGACTTTGTGGAATAAGAATTTCTTTTGTTAGTGCAGCTTTTACATTAGAAACTGTAGTAACTCCCCTATAATCAGGATTCATATACAAAGTTGAATCGTCATCAATCTCTGTAACGAGATGACACATACCACGAATTACAATACGGTCACCCACTTTTAACTGTTCAGTAAATTTAGTATTGACTCCTGTTAATGTGTTACTATCTGGAGTAGCAGTTACGGTACCAGCAATTTGGTATGTGGAAGACCTTAATCCACAGGAAACGATATCACCATCATACTGAATGAATATACCATTCTGATCATCAAAAGCACCAGCACGAACTGTAGAACCTTTCCACTTATAAAGTGAAACAACTGGTTGCTCACCAAATTGTGCATTAGTATGTTCTAATACTTGTGTAGCAATAACGGTAAATGTAATTTCATCAACGACTGATGCTACAACATAATGACCATTATAACCAGTAGATGTTATACCACGAAGTTGTATCTGTGCTCCAACTTGGAAACCATGATTCAAATCATCTGTTTTAAGTGTAATGATACTTCCAACTCCTGTACCAGTAGAAATAGCAGAACGCAAGTCGTAGTTTGGAGCAAACAAAGCACCAGTGGTATACATAATACCTTTACCTGACTGGTATCTAATATACTTTTTAGATTGTCTAACTGCTTGAGCACCATGAGCAGGTGATCCAGTTCCCAATTGTACACCACCATCAAATGGTCTATGTCGATAGAATGAATCTGTTCTTGGATATACCTTACCAACCAAACTACCAGAAACTGTACCAGTAGTTCTTGCGGTATATAATATTGTAGTTAATGACGGAACTTCATTGATGTAAAATGGTCCAGAACACAAATCATGTCCACCTCCACTAGATGTGATTGCTGATAGAATTGTATCTCCAGGAACCAAACCATGATTAGATGCAAATTCAACTTTTATTTGTGCAATTGCTGAATAGGATACTGTAGTTGCTGTTGCAATTACTTGAGTTGTGGGAGAAGATAGAGAAATTGCTGGGTAGAAAACAAGAGAATCTCCTGTTACTGGAGTACCAGATGCTGACACTGCAAGAACACCACCATCTGATGTTATATCAGTTACAGTGATAGTCATATCATTGGTTGTATCTAAACCACCCAATGTACTACCAAGAATCTTAAATTGATATCCAACTTTATATCCAGTACCAGCATCATCAACAGTAGGAGAATATACTCCACCAGTAATTGATGGAAGGAATCTTGCTCCAAAAGAAGGAGCGTTTACAAACATTCTATCGAACTGTTCACTACCATCAACGGCTGTACCAGAATGAGAAATTCCAGTAATAGCACCAGCAGCAGTAACAGAACTAACAGTAATAGTTAAATCATTAGTTGAATCTACTCCACCCATTCTACTACCATTAATAGTAATAGTATCATTAATTGCATATCCAGTACCTTGATTTTGAGTAGTTACTGTATATGATGGTGAAGTCGATGTATTAGAATTAGTAGTAGTAATAGAAACTGACATTGTTTGAGTGTCAGCACCAAATCCACCAGAATCTTCTGTGACTACAGCACAAAGAAAGTTAACTCCAGGAGTTTTAGAAAATAAATCTATTACTGCCACTCCATTAGTTGGTGTTTGATCTGCTTTACTTACAGCATAACATGGTGTTGGATTTCCAGCATTCTGTTCAGCAAGATCATTGATTAATAAAACAAGTCCATTCCTTACTTCAGTTACAGTATCACCAGCAAGTGCAGTATATTCAAATTCAGATATTGTGCTATTAATAGTTTCAGTGATTATTGCTTTGAATGTATCACCAGTTTCAATTGTTCCACCGATAAGTATCTCATGTACTTCCTGTCTGGTAACACCAGAACCAGTTCGGTCAATATCAAATTGAGCATTGATACCAGATCCACTAGTACTATCTTGGTTTTGGTTTGTATAAGTTTGACTTGCATCAAGACCTACACCAAATGTATTATAACTTGTAATGTTTCCTTCTGCACCAACTCCAGTAATGTAAATATCAAGATCCTGTTCAGGAGAAGAACCTTCTAACTGGTTACCATAAATCGTAATTTTTTCTCCAACAAAATAATCCCTACCGTCATTGATAGAAGTAGAAGCAACTACTGAAGGACTGCCACTAATGTTACTATGAGTTGATTGTACAGTAAACCCATCAATAGCACCATTACCATCAACAGATGTTATTTCAATTCTTAAATCATTACCAGCTTCGTCTGCTGGTGTACCAACTCCAGGAGTACCATCAACACCACCAACTTGAGATCCTAGGATATTAAATATAACATTTCCAGCAACTACATAGTTTTCACCACCACTATTAAGACTTACAGTATAACCAGCACTAGATCCACCAGTTCTAATTACTGTAAATAAAGCACCTACTCCTGCTCCACCGTTATTGTCACCACCAATCCAAGTTGGTGCTAAATTTGAGTATTCTGTTTTTTCGTTTATACTAACAGAAGTATAAGCACCCTTTGTTCTCTGAACATTAAATACTGCACATGGGTGTATTGGTGTTGATGCTGCTGATCCTATACCTAATCCAAAGTTCTGTATAATACCATCCACAGCACCAGAAATAAAACTGTTACCTGTTTTATCTGTTGTGTATGGAGAAGACAATGTTACGACACTACCTTCAATATTAGTAACGAAAATAGTATCACCAGAACCATTGTTTAATGCAGCACCAATTGCAATATTTTGTGTATCGTTAAATGTAATAGTTGATACAGGTGCAACAAATGAATTCGTAATATTAAGAGTAGTATTAGTACCAACAACACCAGTTACCTGTGTTCCTGTTGCAATACCAGTAGCAGATAAAGGAGCACCTATAGGTGGCAAGGTAGATGATGGATTTATACCAAATGTTACAGAACCAGCAGGTGTAGAACCTTCTGTCGCAAAATTTCCTGCTGATCCATTTGTGTCTACAGTGAATGTAGGAGATGTTCCAATTTCAGCACCAGTATAGAATCCAGCTTCTTTTAGGAATGTAAAACTAGATTTAAGTGAAGAACCAGCAGTAGTTCCTACTTTTGCTTTTGAATAATAAGTGAATTCTTTTGAATTAGGAACAGTATTAATAATAAATGAACCTTCAGCAGATGAAAATCCTATCACAGAATCAGCAAGACCTTTCATACTGATAGGATCTCCCACAGAAAGACCATGTTCTAATATTGTAGTAACTGTAATTAAAGAAGGACCAATACCACTAGAACCTGCTGAAGCATCTGTTACAATCTCTGTTGTAGCAATATCAGAACCAGGAATCTCGTATATAGAAGGATAATTTCTTAATAGGTCAATACTTTGCCACTTCGTTGGTTGAATTCCATACTCAAAGTCAGCATCAAGCATAGACTCTGGAGCAGCAAAACGCATACGTTCGATAGCGTCTGTACCGAAGTCGTATGGTCTAGTTCTTTGCTCATCTTGTTCAACAAAGATCTGAACAGGATCAGATGATGCATATGCTGTAGTATCATATAAGAACGTAATAGTTGTTACACCATTAGTTCTCATGTTTTCATTTATAAAATCTGGGTCAGAACCAGTTTGATTAAATGCGACACTAACTTGTCTTGTAGTATCAGCAAAATTATATAAAACTTCATTCTTTTCAGTATTAGTAATCAACAAAAGTTGTTCACTATCATACTTACCAAGAAGTTTTAGCGTCCCTACACCAGCAATACCTGGAGAAAATATATAATCCCGAATCTGTTTCTTTGCCATAATCCTTGTTTATCCTAGTGCGATAGAGAAAGCAGTAATCTTTGAATCAACATACCTACGATTAACAGCATCTGTTTGATCAGTAGGCTCTGCAAGATTTGTTACCTTATTATTTAGAAGATCTAAATTAGATGAAAATGACCCAGAAGTACCTGTGAGGTTACCAGTGGATGGGTCAACACTAAATTTATTTGCTCCAACTTCAAGAGTACCAGATGTACTAATACCACCAACAGAAGATATAGATCCTTGAGTAGATATTAAACCAGTTTCATTTGATATACCATATTTTTGAACATCAGTGGAATTATAACCAGTAAGTGTTCCTCTTACATCGGTAGATCCAGATACATCCAATCCACTAGATGCTGTAAGTTTTCCTGTAAGAACAGAAGTTCCACCAACCGTAAGATTACTACCAACATCAAGAGTTGTACCAACATCTAAACTACCTGCTAGTGATAAGTCGGTAGTAATAATTGTATAATTAAATTTAGCGTATGCAGCAAACGCTACATCAGGATTATCAGTATAGACGATAACACTTTGATCTCCACGTACTTTAATATCAGTTCTTTGATATGTCTGTCTTGGATTTACATCAAGGTTATACTCCATGTACTCGTCTGGAGCAAGTGTAATTTCATTTTCTGAACTTACACCAATTCTAACTCTGGATGGATTCGGACCTTGATTGGTAATGAAAATGTTTATTGTTGCTTCTTCACCACTAGGAACAGTGTATAAAACTGCTTGAGATTTAGGATTAGATAACTTTACTGAATTAACAAATCCAGATTGTCCTGTTGGATCATCAAGCATCTGACCCTGAATAATAAAACTTGTATTATCCTTGTCAGATTCTATTACTAAATTTTGATTATTTGCATAATATATCGATGCAGTTTCATAACTCTCACCTTCTTCAATAATATGATCATAAATGATATATGATGAAGGATCAAATTCTGTTAACGATCCAGAAGAAACACCAACTCTTATTCTAGTTGGAAATGGATTCTTGTGAGTAACAGTAAGTTTTCCCTCAACTAACTTGCCTGAATCTGCAGTATGAAGAATAGCTCTTGCATCTTTAGATGGTGTTAACGATCCTAAATAACCAAAGGTAGGATTTGTCATGCCTGTTCCTGCTTGCGAATTTAATAATTCTATGTTATTCTTATTTATAATTTAGTGGTTGAAGGTTTTATTTATGAAAATGATTACTGGATGTAATGGATTTATTGGATCACACTTTAAAGAAAGAGAAGAAAAGTATATTGGTGTAGAAGCATTTAATGCAGTTCATATGATTGAGAACTTCCCTAACTGGGATGATATAGATGAGATCATTCATATGGGAGCAATCTCTTCGACTGTAGAAACAGATCTTAATAAGTTACATTTCTATAACGTAGACCTCACTCTACGTTTATTTGAACAAGCTATCAAGTATAATATACCAGTAAAGTATGCGTCGTCAGCATCTGTGTATGGTAATGGAAGTGCTGGTTGGGGGGATCTAAATCCATTAAACTACTATGCTATAACAAAACTTCAAATTGATTATTGGGTACAAGATAACATAGATCGTTTCAGTAATATACAAGGATTTAGATTCTTTAATGTATATGGACCTGGAGAAGAATTGAAAGGAGATCAACGTAGTCCTATCAGTAAGTTTACTGAACAAGCAAAGATGACTGGTCAAATTAAAGTCTTTGAAGACTCTAAAAAAATGTCAAGAGATTTTGTTTGTGTTAATGACGTAGTTGATGTAGTATTAAATGCTAACAATCCTTCTGGTATCTATGATCTTGGTAGTGGAGACTCTATAGATTTCTATACTGTTGCAGAAATCATTGCAGACAAAGAAGGTGCTGATATTAAAGAAATACCATTCCCTAAACATTTAGAAGGTAAATATCAATATAACACCGAGTCAAATATGTCTTGGTCAGATCATAAATTTATTACGGTACATGAATATGTCAATAACTCCTGAAAAAGCAGCAAACTTAATATCCTTAATGGAACTTATGGAAGATACCATAGAGCATTATTGCGATCAACATATGGTATCAGGTGAATCAGCATGGACAATGGCAGCATCACTCGCAGATGCAAAACTCCATACAGAATTTAATCACCCCTAACTATTCTATAACTATCATCTTCGAAATGTTCTGTAGAGAATTCGAATAATTCTACATCTGTAATACCCTCCATCATGTGTCTTAACCCAGGAGGGATATAGAATTTATCACCTTTCTTTAATATAACTGTCTTTGCATCAGAGAAATCATCTTCGTAACCATGAGTCATCTTTAGTTCACCACTCTGAACATAGAATGTCTCATCTTTAATCTTGTGATAATGATATGAACACTTCATACCTGCATTAAAAAATAGAAGTTTTCCACAATAGTTTGAACTATTGCAGATCCACTTCTCATATCCCCATCCCTTTTCTACTATCTTCATCCAAAGAAATCCTCGGAATTAATTCCTTTATCATCTATGAAGTAATGTGCATGGAATTTACCCATGTGTAACTTATCAAATTTACATCCCCATGACTTAAGTTGATTATAAGTTAGATCATAAAATGCTTCATGTGCTTTCTGACCATCACCATCAAACCTACCCATACCTCTAGCAGTATAAAAAACAATACTGTTTCCTTCATCATACAATTTATTTAACTTCTCTATCCGATCCATCATTGGTTCGGATTTCTCGTATTGTCCTATTGGACAATTACTTATAGTACCGTCAATATCAACTACGTAAATCATCTGCTTCATCAATAGAAAGAATATAAGTACCTGGATGTTGTACAGCAATTGAAGCAGCACGATTAGCAAGAGGTATTGCTAACTCTATCCTTCCAGATTCAAGATAGAAATATGTTAACGCAGCAAGAAAGGTATCACCTGCACCTGATACATCAAAGGTAGGAACCTTAACACCAAGATATGGTATACCTTTATACTCTGCTCCTTGAGAACCTTTAGTTACAATAGCATTAGGATACTTTCCTTTTAATTTACTTCTCTCTAACTCATTGATTTTAATAAAACAATTCTTCTTTGGTAATTTGGTTTTCTTACTGTCTATGAATACAGGACCATCAAACCACTCAACTAATTCAAATATCTTTTCTTCCGAAAGGAATCCTTTATTGTAGTCAGATATAACCATAGCATCAAAAGGATCCCCCAAAGGAGTTGGGTGATTATGTATACCAGTAGGATAAGAATTGCCATCAGGTAACTCCCAATTAAAAGAATCAACCTCATCATTTTCATCAAGTCTCATGATCTGTTGATTAGAACGAATATCAACATATCTTGTCTTAACTGGTTTTAATTCATTACTCATAATATAAACATCACAACCAAATGACATTAGGTTGTTCCTGACGTTCTGTGCCATTCCTTGACACTCTTCTTTACGTTCGTACTCTAGAACAGGAACAGGTGCCTCTGGACTTAATCTAGAGGTCTTACCGTAGATGTATCTATCTACGCATGTTTCACCTATAACTAATACCTTGAATTGTACGACTTGTGGAGTAATCTCCTTGTCTTTCAAAGAATTTAACTTCTTTAGCATGTTCACGTCCTACGACAACACCGTTTTTCCAATCGGATCCAACCACCAGTATATCAGGTTTGATACATTCTAGCAAGTTTTCTAAACCCGACCTATTATTAAATGTGTGAACTATGTCAATACATTCAATAGCTTCTAACACAAATCTCCTATCTTCCATTGTAAAGATAGGTCTATCAAACCCTTTATCTAATGCCACCTTCTCATCAGAATCTATGGCAACTATTAAATAGTCACCAAGAGATTTTGCATATTGAAATAGTGCTATATGACCTGGGTGAAGAACATCAAAACATCCATTAACAAAAACTATCTTCATTTAATGAACTTAATCTTCTTTGATACAACATTTGAATGGTCTATACTCTTATTAGGGACTTTAACTAACTTCCCAATCTCTGGAAGATACATGTATTCAATATCACTTTGACTTAATGTATCAAGTGCATCCTCAATAGTTTCGACCAAAGGATCTCCCCCAAGATTAAAACTAGTGTTAAAGAGAATAGGTACATCTGTAATTTTCTCAAAAGCATCAATGAGATTATAGTAATGTTTATTTTCTTCTTTCGTTACAGTTTGAATACGACATGTACCATCAACATGAATTACTGATGGTATCTTCTCTTCAATACCTTCGTGACATTTAACAGCATACATCATAAATGGTGTCTTATCTCTTCCTTTGAGATCAAACCATTCATGGACTTTCTCTTCTTTAATAGAACACGCAAATGGTCTAAACCACTCTCTACGTTTAACCTTATTAACAATATCTTTACCATCCTTAATGGTTGGATCAAATAGGATAGAACGATTACCTAAAGCACGGGGACCACCTTCTGATTTACCTTGAAATATAGTAACAATATTACCTTCACGAATAAGTGCAGCAACATCATCATACGACACATCTTTTAATTCCAGATCTTTTATCTGATCTTCATAAGATTTTGGATCATATTGAGGACCATAATATACTGATGTTCTATTTCTTGGTTTTGTGTCACCAGATTCCTTATAGTGAATATAATATGCTCCACCAACAGATGTACCACCATCATGTGATATAGGTTCACAGTAGATGTTTAAATTAGGGAAACGCTCCCAATACTTATAATTTGCTACACAGTTAAGACCATAACCACCAGAAATACAAATATTCTTTTCACCAGTTAAATCAACTGCTTTTTGAATAAGATCACACATACGATCAGATGATTGTTCTTGAATCTTATATGCTAAATCTTTTTGTAAATCAGTGTACTCTCCTTCTTTGTGTTTTTTAACATCATCCTTAAAAATCTTATATCTGTCAACATTTATTTCAGCAGCATTAGGATAAGTTGGGATAATTAAATTTCGATTACCCCATTCTCCATTAAAAAATGATGGTATCTCATCATTTGGTTTACCATATGGAGCAAGACCCATAGTCTTACCTGCTTCAATAGCAGGGAATCCACAATATTTTGTTACTGCTTCATACATTTTAGTATGACCAGGATACTCTGTTAGGAATATATTATCTTTTAATTCATGAAAACCAATAGATGCTTTAGTACCCATGTGCTTATACACAACATCAAATATATTAGGATATTTTGTATGGAAAATAGTTTCAAATTCATATGATGTATCTGGACAATCTCCTACATCAAGAAAACTACCAGCACCATCAGCAACAACTGTTGCTGCAGTTTCAAATCCAGAATTAAAGAATGCAGCTGACGCATGCATTTCGTGATGAATTTCACAAATATGATGTAAATTAAATTTAAATTTCTTTCTTGCTAATTTTCTAACAAGTCCTGAATAAACATCTCCTCCACACCAATCAAGTTCAGGACCATTTTCATGTGTGTGACAAACCACAAGATGATCAATTTTATCAACATAATCAAATACTTTAATTAATCCAGCAAGAGGTGCTCCATCATATTTTAATCTTGTCAATCTTTCTTCTTCTAGATAGAAAATTATTTCTCCATCTATCATTAGTGTGGTACTGGAGTTATGACCACGGGCACACGATACAATAATACTCATAATTTTAAATTAAGATTCTATATTATTTTTTTCTAAAACTTTGTCAATAGATTTTTTAGATTTTGTTTTAACGGGTTTAACGTCAATAAGTTGATTAAAAGATTTTTTAGGTTTTCTGTGTGCTTTTGGAGCACCATCTTTTCTATTTGGAAAGTATTTTGGAATTACTTCGTCATCAAAATATGTATCACTTACTATAGCTTTTTTTGCATTTCCACCTTCTCCAATTGTATCCTGAATATCTTTTAAGATCTTATTTTTTATATCTTCTAATTCTGCCTTGGTATAATCCATACAAGTATCATTTTTTCTATCTGTCAACTCACCATCCATTCCATCTATTCTAATTGGAGAATATTGTTTAGGGTTATTCTCTTTTTCTACAATATTAAAATGTTCTGGATAAGATATATTTTCTGCAAATGTACTTCCGAGAATAACACTTCCTGGTTTATCAAAAGCATATGCCATATGCTGTCCACATGAATCTACACCAACAAAATAATCTGCTGCATCTATAATACCAGCCCAGTGACGTAGATCGGCATCTACGTACATATTCTTATCGTTATCAAATTTAATTTCTGTCATAGAAATTACATTATAATATTTCCGAAGTCGTTCGGAAATATAAAAATAATCATCTGTACTTAAAGACCTGCTAGTTGGATCAACAACATGACCACCTTTGTGTTCTGTACCGTTTCTTCCAAATGGTTGAATAACTATAGTTCTTTCCTTTCCCTGTTGCTTTATTACTTCAGCAATTATATCTTGTGCGTTTATTTCTTCGGTCTTCGATAAAATTATTTTTGGTTTTTCTAAATCTTCATGATCATCAGTACCATTAACGAGTTTATCAAAAGACTCTGTTAATGATTTTTCTTGATTATAATATCCATATTCCTGATATGGTTCTAAATTTATCAGGTTATTATCTTTGATAATATCTTTAAATAATCCTTTATGTGAAGGATCAAAAGATATATCTTGAAATTCTGTTCCTAGAAAAAACGGTAGTCCAGATTGAGAAACAATATAAAAACTATCTGGTCCATTTATTTTTAAATATTTTTGAAAAGCAGGTAATGCACATATAATTCTACCAGCACCACCACTAACCATAAAAACTTTTTTTCTCGCTCTCGTGTTAGGAGAAGTTATTTCATCTTTCATAAAAATATCTCACTTACCATTATTTATACAAGAATCCATGGAGCATTTCTGACCCATGGATTAAAGAAAACCGAATTATAACTTAATTAATTTTTTGGATTATCGTCTTTTATTTTTTTAATTGCAGTATACCAAGCACCTGTTTTTGCATCTGCACCTAGTTTACCACCATCAATATCCCAAAAGAGTTGGTCTAGTTGGTCACCCATATCAGGATAGTTTCTAGCTTGTACATATGGTACTTGCCATGTTTTTCCTAGAATTTCACACGCTCTTTCACTTAACTTACAAAAATCATCTAAATCAATTTCAGTAGTAAGATAATCTGTCCACTCATCAGCAGTTTCTATTTCTTTACCTTTGAATCCACAAGGGGGGTATCCATGCTCGTTTAACTCACGACCACATTCTTCACTATACCACTTTAAATAAAATTCTGATTTGTTCATGGTTTTCCTTTTTTACTATGTTATTTATTTAAATAAAATTATGTTAATTAAACAGGCAATCTACCGTATCCTATTACGGTTACTGTTGAGTGACAATTGAATGGGTTTGATCCACTAGGAGTAGAGAAACAGAATCCTTTCAAACATGCACCATGCATTCCACAACAAGGATAAGCATATCCTGAATTTCTAACACCAATACAGCACATAGTACTGTCGCCGTTCATTGAAGTAGTGAAGCAATAGCGGAATCCTCTCTCGCCAGCACTACAAGGATTGTCTGATGAAATTCTATTATGCCACTGATAACCATTATATGAACATGCTGTCCTACAGTCACTGGAACATCCAATAGGCCATGCAATTGCTCCAGCACAAGTATACTGCCAAGAACCATTTGAACATTTGTTGTCTCCCATCCATCCACAAGAACAGTGTGCACAACAGTAACCAGCTTGGTATCCTGGTTGGCATCCAGGCCATGCCTCAAAACAATACGCCATTTGAGAGCAATAGTAGTAACCCTTTCCTGTCGTACCCATTATTTCGTAATGACTGAAAGCACCCCTCTTATCTGACGGGATAGCTACAGAACCATTCCAACAAGTGTTACATGCGTATAATATTTCAGGACCACCTGATGAACCACCAGCAGCAGTAACTGTTACTGCTCCAGTTGTTTGGTTTACTGAAATACCTGATCCAGCATTTACAGAATGAACAACACCTGTTAAGTTAGCACCCGATCCATTAGTACTTAATTTATTGGAGTTAATCGAACTTACTTCGTTATTAACGTAGGTACACAGGTCACTACAAGCAGAAGCAACTTTGGCATCTGCGTATTGTACTGTATTCCTTCCAGACGAATCGCCTTTAAATCTTGCCATTGTTAGTTCCTCTTATCAAGCTGCTGATTCTAAACCGTAAACACTTACAGAAGTGTCTCCAGCAGAAGCATAAACTACGACTTTTTTACCAGCGTCAAGTACAACACCAGTTCTTTCCAGAACTCCTGTTGCTGTTATAGAAGTATTGTATTCGATAAACTCCTCGGTTTGAGGAGTGGATGCTGCAGCAAGAGCAACCCTTGCGGTTACAGCACTTCCACTTCGATTTACTACACTAATGTTTACAACCGCCACAGTTGAAGCAGGTACTGTATAAACAACAGTATTAGTAGTTGCTGCTGGGGCAGATTGCCCTAATATTCCAGATGCCATGGGTTATCTCTTTCCTATATTAATATTTAGTGAATTTATTTGTTTCGTTAATTAGACAAAGGGTATGAGATTAACTCATACCGTAGAAGAAACCATCTTTGGCTGCTGCTGCATTTTCGTTGTCAACATAAGTCTTGGTTGCTTTCTGTGTAGGGCATTTGTTATTGCTGTTAGCAGATAGTGTAACATCAGATGAGAATTCACTGATGCTCTCACCAATTTGAGCACCAATAGAACCCAATCTCAAACTGGATAGACCAGATAGATCGAATGAAGATGCATTCAAGGTTGTTGCACCAGTTGCCTGATTAACCTTAAAGTAACGACCAACCTTGAAGTTACCATCTTGGTCAGTAGATACATAGAAGACTCTTCCAGGGAAATCTTCAGTAACTTCATTACCAGGTGCAGGAGCTTGGTTTGGTGTACCAGGGAAGTTGGTTTGTGATTTGGATCCACAACCAATATCCAAGAAGTCATGACCTGTTAGACGTACTTGAGAATACAAGTACCTAATCTTTGTGGCCTGTCTATCAAATGAATCAGCGGCTTTTTCTTCAGCAAGTACAATGGTAGTTAAACCAGTTGTTATTGTAGCTGAAGATGTAACACGGAAGAATTCATTATCAATCTTAAGGAAATCATCTACATCAACTCCTGCTGCTGATTCAACAAGAACTATTGTTTCTGCAGCATCGATATCTCTGGCAGTATCTGTTTGTGTTGCTGCTTTGGTTGAAATACCGAAAACAGTAATTCCATCAGAGTGAGCAGTAGCAGTTGTTCCTTCAGCACCTCTATTTACTGTGCAACTAGTTGATGATGGGAAAGTAACAACTTCCATTATTTCATCACCAACAACCATAAATCCACCAGTATCTAGATTACTAATACTGGAAACAGTAATAGTAGTTGTTGTAGCATCAGCAACTGCAGCACCCAATGTTAGGTCTCCTTTATATGCATAACGAATAATATTAGTCAAACCATCATGTGCAGCTGCAGTTGAACTCAATGCTCCTCTAGTAACTCCAAGATTACCACGTCCATTTGCTGGACTAAACGAAGAATTAGCAACCACATATGTAAATGTATCTGCACCAGCACCACCAGCACCAGTTACAAATTCAAGAGAACCACCAACAGTAGGTGCTTCTGATAGACCACCTAATGTTATAGTAAATCCATCTTGACCTTTTTGTGCGTCAGAATTATTAAGCAAAGTACAAGAAGCACCAGATGTAGAACCTGTTACAATTTCATTTTGAGTGAAAGTACCTTTTAAAGCACGATATAGAAGAGTATTAGAACTTGGTTGATGACTTAATATTTCTCCAATAGCACCTGATGTACCTCCAACAATTTGTTCATCTGTCTCAAACTCAAGTGGAGGAGAGGAAAGTGTAAGAGGATCATATGTTAATGCTTCTCCATCTACAAAACCATCAATTGTTGTTTCTGTCTGGTTGAATCCAGCAGAAACAATACCATATGTACCCCAAGAACTGTTACCAGCAAGAGAACGAATCTGACCACCATCAGTTGCACAGTAAGAAATATGTGCATAATAAGTGAAGCAAGAAACAATTTCTGCATAACTGTTACCAGTAACCCAGAATCCTACACCAGAACCTGTCCCTGTACTATGAATTTGTGAGTAAGAGTCAAACAACATTGTCTTGTTAGATGGTGTTGCATCACTATCATACTTATCATGAACACTACCATCAACAATTGCTCCAACTCCACCATCAGAGAAGCAAGAACACTGTGAAACATATGGTGATTTAAGTGTTTTTGAATTAGGATTTAGACGTAAGAATACACCTTTAATTGTAGCAGTATGTAGATCTTTAGGATCAGAAACTGATGGTACAAAACCAGCCATTCCATCCATAACAAGATCCTTCATCATTGTCTTGTTACTTAAGTAGAACAATGTAGAATGTTCGTTAAGAATAGGTGATTGAGCACTAACAGCAACTCCACTAGCACCATCATCAAATGTATCATTAGTATTCCAGTTGCCACCTTTAGTTGGCTTAAGAACTAATTTTGTACCTGCTTGTAAATCATCAAGAACCATAGCTTCTTTGTTTGCTATGCCAACATTAACAGTAATGTTATCTGAATCTACAACAGTAACTGCTAAAGCAGTAGCATGAGCAGGGTCTGTAGCACGAGGATATGTATGCTGTGTACCATGTGAATCTCTAGCACAAGTAAATGTTAATGCGTTAGCAGCAATAGTAACTGTGTTAGCAGCATTTAAACCATGTCCAGCACTAGTTATTGTTAATACACCAGTATCAGGATCATAGGCAGCAGTATCAACATTCTTTGTACCAGCACCAGTTACAGATAATGCATTAGCAGCAGCAGATACAAATGTGTGAGCTCCCTGTTGACCATTAGTAACAGTTTCTCCACGAACACGTGAAGAAGCAACAGGAGCTGAAGCAAGTGTAACCTCTTGTGTAGAACTATTATTACCAGCATCAGGCTTAATAACTGTAGTTCTCATGTTGTCTCCAACAATCGAAACAAATTCAGGAACAGTCATCGGCAAGGTTTCTTCGTAAGTACCTGCCTTCACATAAATTGTTGCTGGACCTGTAACAGTATCAGTAGCATGACGAATTGTTTTAAATGCTTGTGTTATGTTTTCACCAGTATTGGTATCACTACCGTCTGGTGTAACATAGAAAACCTTTTGTGTAACTGAATTGTTCTTCCATGCAGGGTATCCACCTTCTACAGTAAGAACTTGACCATTAGTTCCTACAGGTAGTCTTGTAGAACCAGCACCACTAACATAAAGAATGTCACCTGGATCTGTTAGAACGTTTGATTGAGCACCTTGTGTTAGTGGATTCCAGTAATCTCCATTAACATCATTTTCAGGTTCCTCGTTTGTATTTGCAGCAACACTGATATATGAATGACTTAATCGTGAAATACAATCGCCAGGATTGTAAGCAGTCGCAGCATCCCAATTACCTCTCCACGTGAAACCTCCAACTATGAAGTCCCAGTTGTTATTAACTGAAGTAGGTTGTGAATTAGTATTTGTAGATTTAGCAGCGTAAGAATTACCACCAAGTAATACAACGTCACCTGGTTTATAGGTAGTAGTATTATCCCAGTTACCAACAACTTTAAATCCAGTTGTTAGGATTTCCCAGTTAACATCAATACTAGTATTAGGTGCTATTCCAATATTAGTTGTTTTAGAAACGTATGTATAACCACCAAATACTACAATATCACCTACTTGGTACTCTGTACCAACTACCCACGAATCTTCAAACTTAAGACCAGAAACATAGGAAACAAAATTTCCACTAGCAAATGTAGCAGAAGAAGTGTGACCAGTAGTACATCTGTACTGATCGTTACCGTACTTAACGATATCGTTAAGTTTGTAGAAAATACTTACTCCTGACCAATCACCTTTTAATGCTATTCCTTCTGTGTGTAACTGCCATTTATTAAGATCAGTAATATACCAATCAGTTTCTAGCGATACGGAGGTGTGGTTGGTTGTACAAACATAAGTATTGGCACCGAACTTTACAATATCGTCGATGACATATGCAGAGGCACCAGTCCAGTCACCCCTCCAATTAAACTTAAGTCTGCCGAGTCTAAAATCTGCCATGTTGTTTTCCTAATTATTTGGGGCCTTCGGTGGAATAATCATAATCTTCGTTAAATCTTATGCAGAAGTAGCCATCACTATCAATAAAGTACATAACTTTGCGGCTATCAAACCTATACTGTTGGTATTTATCATGTGGATGATTCAAATGAGTTTTTTCTTCAGTTGTTTCATCTACATAATCATAAACTGCAGTAGAAAGATCTATATATGGGGTTCCATCTGTACGATGAAAATCTGCTGTTTCATTATGAATACTTCTGATTTTGGTATAGTTAAGCATACCATCAGCATCTCTTCGCAGTGCATGAATTGTAAAATCGTTTCCTAAAGTATAGCTATTATTAGAAGCAGTCATCCCACCTCCACTTTGTCTATTACTTTCGCTTATATACATCGTCATACGATTACCCTCCAGTAGGTGCCTTCCCAAATAAGTTGAACTCTCGCTCCTTTCACATCAAATACTAAAGGAGAAGAAATAACTTCCAGTTGGTTCTGGAATTGTCTTCCATCAGGATCGATTATAGTAACATTATTTATGTCCCAAGTGAAACCAACATCTACAAACTCAATAACATCTCCTTCCTTTGGTACTAACTTATTGTTGTACAAAGGTAATGTTAATGTTAACGGTCCTCCTGATGAATCAACAAGATAACGTAAACTAGTCCCCAATGTTTGACTAGTATTAATCAATTCCCATCTTGCTCGAAAGACATCAAAACCGCCAGTTGTAGTTCCGTCATGAATGACGGCCATATTCTTGTCGGTATCAATTGTTAACTCTCCAGCAGCTCCAGTGAATAGAGCGTGATCCGATGTGGAACCTCGTCTGAATTGTACCTGGGTTGTCATTAATAAACCTTACTAGGATACCAATTTTATTTATAAATTTTATACGATCCAACCGTAGGTTCTGGAAGGTGCTGCAAAAACAAATTCGATATTAGAAGTACCCTTAACAAAGATCTCACCTTTACCTGTGTGAACTCCAAATGGTGGGTTGGTAATAGCAACACCAGTAACAAGGACTTCAATCTGACCGAGGTATGCTCTTGTGCGAATGACATGTCCACGTCCATTGTAAGAGAAGAGCATATTCTCTTCATCTGGACTGAAGGCAACACATTCTGCTGCACCACTGAAGGTAGAGATATTACCTGAACCTTCTTCAATAACTGTAGTTCTTTCTTCTGCCTCATTAGCAGTTGTAATATCACCAGTTCCTGGATAGGATGCTCTGACAAAGGATTCAGCAGCAGATCCAGATATAGTAACAAGACCATCATCAACACTGTAATCTTTTGTAATCCTGTTGACAGATCTTCCAGCAATATCGAATAGAGTAGTCTGATCTGCTGGGTTATAAGTAAAGGATTCTGCTGCTCCAGAAAGTGTGGAGATAGAACCAGAACCAACATGAGATAGTGTAATAACAACTCTTGCTTCACCTGTAACGGATAGAGTATGAACCTCGGTTCCAGGTACGAATGCTGTCTTCTCTGCACCACCAGAAAGAGCAGAAATTCTTCCAGATCCAACAGTAACATCTGTGTTGGAAGCATGAGCATCACCAGCAACAGTGATAAGACCAGAACCTGCCCAAGCATATGTAAAGCTAACTTCACCATTACCAAAGTCCCAAAGAACTCCTTCTCCATGGAAGTGCTTGGTAGTTCTCTCTTCAATGAATCCATCAATCCTGAATAGACCGTCTCCTTTAGGAGCAAAGGTAATGTTGGCACCTGCATCACCCCATTCCCAAATTCTACCTTTACCAATTTCTCTGACTGTGGATTTCTCACTAATCCTTGTACCTTTGTACTCGAATAGAGTAGTCTGATCTGGAGGATTAACTGTGAAGGATTCAGCAGCACCAGATAGAGTAGAGATACTACCACTACCAATGTAACGTAGAGAAATCTTGATGATTCCATCACCAGATACAGGTATAACACCAGAACCTGGATAATCTGGAATAAAGAATACAGGTTCTGCAGTAGAACCAATCTGCATCTCAATTTGCTTGACTTCAGATTTGGCAGTCCTGTAAGTACCAATACCAACAATATCAAACAGAGTCGTGATGTCTGCTGGGTTGTAAGTAAAGGATTCAGCAGCACCTGATAGTGTAGAGATGTTACCAGTACCGATGATATCACGTACAATACTGATACCACCATTACCAAATACAGATATAACACCAGAACCTGGATAATCTGGGATGAAGAATACTGGTTCTGCAGTAGAACCAATTTGCATTTCAACTCTCTTAACCTCGGACTTGGTAGTCCTGCTGGTAGATATGCCAGCAATATCGAATAGAGTAGTCTTATCTTCTGGGTTGAATGTGATACTTTCAGCAGCACCACTGAATGTGGATATGTTACCAGTACCAATAACACCAAGAGATATCTTGATAAGTCCTTGACCACCAATATCAAATAGACCATCAGCAACTTCACTGACTGTTCTGGATGATGAAGCACCAGAGAAGTTGTAAAGTAGACCAGAACCAACTTCACTGTATGTTCTCTTCTCACTGATTCTCGTACCGATAAAGTAGAGATCTGCCTGTATCGCAGGAACCTTGACGGTAATAGATTCTCCACCGAATCCATGGGAGAAGAGATTGCCGTCTCCAGTGAATATTTCGGTATGAGATTCTAGACCCTGACCGTAGACTGGTAACGTACCAGAACCAATCCAGTTTGGTATGTATTTCTCTGATCCAGATCCAGTAAGTAATACATGAGTACCATCTTCTGCAGGATCGAATGCAACTCTTTCGACTGCTGTACCACTGAAGAGGATATGTGCCTCTCGCATTGGTGGTAGTTTGATCGTTCTTGCTTCTCCACCAAATCCACTGGAGAATATAGCACCTTCTCCAATAACACCAATAGATACATTGATGAATCCATCGCCACTCGTGGTAATAGTACCAGAAGCAGATTCTGCATATGCAAGTAATGGATCTCCAGAAGTACCGAAGATAGAAAGTGATCCATCTCCTGGTATTGGTGAGTATGCAACTTTCTGAACACCAAATCCAGCAATGTCGAACAGAGTTGTAAGATCTTCTGGATTGAAGGTGACTGCTTCTGCTGCACCTGATAGAGTGGAAATATTTCCAGTACCAACAAACGCAGGAGCAATGCTCTCTGTTGCAATACCAGAAAGAGTAACCAAACCTTCGAAGGTTTCGACAAACGCAACTGTTTCGACACCTGCTCCAGATAGAGTAATGACTCCACCTTTGCTGATCTCTCTGATAGTAACTTTTTCTGAAAGTCTTCTGCCTTCGAATGAGAAGAGCATCTGCTCTTCGTCTGGACTGAATGCGATAGATTCTGCAGCACCAGAAAGTGTTGAGATAACACCAGAACCATGATAATGATTTGCAAGCAGAATACTTGCTGTACCAGAGAGTACAATATCTCCAGATGCAGTAGATGCAACCAAAGTAGATTCAACTGCACCATCGAATCCATAAAGTCTTCCAGATCCAATGTATGGAGCATATATTCTAGACTCGGCACCAACACCAGAAGTCTGAATATGTCCATCACCTTTATGCAACAGACTAAATGTGCAATAGGCAAAGTCGTCAACACCAACGTAGATGTAACCAGTTCCAGCCCAGTAGGGTGGAAGACGTGCAATACCAACACCATCGAGTTGAATGTCTGCTCTTCTTCCCGAATCGTAATCGAAGGTTGTTGTGTGTGAAAGAGAGAATGGTGTTTGTGCAGAACCACTAACAGAAAGACCACCAAATGGATAGATGCTTCCATCCCAATCAGGTGCAATAACCCATTCATAGTCTTCCCTTACATCTGCCTCATGGAGGTTTCCAGGAAGACCAGCAATTGGTTGTGGAAGTTCTATATGACCACAATCTAGATACTGACCTGATCCTGCAGTGTATACAAGATCTCCTATTACTTCATCTTTAATGGTCTCGATAACCACATTGGCGTGGTTAGCAATGACCCAAGAATCGATGACTGGAGAACTAACTTGACCGTAATCTCTATAATCAAAGAAGTCAATAGAAGATCCGTTGTAACTGAATACTCTTCTCTCATCAACATTGTTGATATTCCAGAGAACACCTTTACCATGATAATGAGGTCCGTACTTCTCTGTAAGAACACCATCAACTGGTATAGTTCCGAAGGAATTCCAATTCGGTGTAAATCTTGTTTTTGAAGTACCAGTAAATTTGAGATCAACTGTTCTTGCTGGTGGTATAGAAGCAACACATTCTGCTGCTCCACCCATAGCAAACAATCCACCAGAACCAACGTAGTCCTTGGTAACTTCTTCCTCACCAGTGATAATATTGAATAGACTACCACTACCTGTCTCTCTGTAACTAACAGCAGGTGCAGCTTCACCTGAAACATAGATCGTTCCAGAACCTGTCCATGGCCATGGGAACTGTACAGATACAGTACCAAAGTTGAATAGAGTACCAGATCCATTATGACGAAGACTAAAGTTAGTCCTACTAGCACCACCAACAACAAGATCGCCAAAGGCATATCTAGTCTGACCTTGCCAAATAAACTCGTAATCTTCAGTGACAGTCTCTGGAGCATCCTGACCATCAATAAGAATATTCTGATAATCTAGATACTGACCTGATCCTGTGGTGTATACAAGATCAATAATCTTATCATTAGCAAGACTTTGTATAGTCTCATTTGCGTGATTAGCAATGACCCAAGAGTCAATAACTGAACCACTAACTAGACCATAATCTTTGTAATCGAATATGACATGTGAAGAGAGAGCATTGTAATCGTATGTTCTCTTCTCTTCTCCACCTGCCCAAGACCATAGTGAACCTGAAGTAGCGTAATGATCTGTTTGTCTCTCAACTGCATGACCAGTAAATGGTAGGGTACCAAAACCATTCCAGTTAGGAGTAAAGATCTCATGACCAGTACCAGAAATCTTAAGGTCAACAGTTGGAGGACGTACATTGAAGACAGCAGATTCTGAAAGTCCACCAATTGTGTGAAGAGTAAATGGTCTTGTTTGATATGTAAAGGATCTAGCAAATGCACTATACTGGAAGTTGTATAGAGTACCACTTCCTGTTTCTCTGATAGTAGAAGATTCTGAACCTTGACCACGAATTTCTGTTTGTACAAATGCAACCCATCTTGGTTTTGTTCTACCTCTACCACGAACCCAAACTTTAATATCACCACTACCAATATGAGATAGACTAAAGTTAGTCTTGGCAGCACCACTAATAGTGAGATCACCAAAGGCATATCTAGTTGTACCTTGCCAAATATACTCCCAATCCTCCCTTACAGTCTCTGGAGCATCTTGACCATCTATTAATATTGATTTGAAATCTAGATATTGACCTGTTGTTGTACTGTTTACAAGATCAATAATTCTATCATTTGCTAGACTCTGTATAGTTTCATTGGCATGACTAGCAATAACCCATGAATCAATAACAGGACTGGATACAGAACCAAAATCTCTCTTCTCGAAGATAGCATGAGATAGTGGATTGTAATCGTATACAACATTCTCCTGACCACCAGAGAAGTTGAATAGAGATCCAGATCCCAACCAGTGGTCTGTCTGTCTTTCTGTTAGGTGTCCACTGAATGGTATGGTACCAGAACCATTCCAGTTAGGAGTAAAGATCTCGTGACCAATACCAGTGATATTAAATAATAACTGTCTATCTTCTGGATTGAAGGAGACTGATTCAGAAGCACCACTAATTGTGGAGATAGAACCTGTACCTTCATAACCAAATGTTCTTCTCTGTTCACCATTAGATAGAGTAAATAGATGACCTCCACCAATAGCAAGTAGACTGAAGTTAGTCTTTGCAGCACCACTAATCTTTGTCTGAACATAGGCAATCCACCTAGGTTTAACTCTACCTATACCATTACCAAATCCAAATAGGGTACCAGAACCATTCCAGTTAGGTACAAAGTTTTGTTTAGCAGTACCTTTGAGACTCCATAGTCCCATAGCATATCTGCTACCATCTCCTTGCCAAATATACTCCCAATCTTCTACTACGGTCTCTAAAGGATCCTGACCATCTATTAATATAGATTGGAAATCTAGATACTGTCCACCTGTTGTGGAGTTTACTAGATCAATAATTCTATCATTAGCGAGACTTTGTATAGTCTCATTCGCATGATTTTGTATTACCCAAGAGTCAATTACTGGAGAAGTAATTGATCCGAAATCTTTGTATACAAATAGATCGTGTGAAACACCATCATAATTGTATGTGCGTCTTTCATCTAGACTTGATACTGATGGTAATCTACCAGTACCAATGTATGCAGGTGTATACCTCTCATCTAATGTACCATCAACTGATACAATACCCGAACCATCTAAATTAGATGTGAATCTACTATCACTATTGCCATTAACAGAGAATAATAGTTGTCTTTCTTCTGAATTAAATGTGACTGCTTCAGCCGATCCAGAGAATTTCTTGAGGGATCCAGTTCCTAATTCATGTACAAGAGTTCGTTGCGTAGCAAAACTACGGAATGGGAGAATCCCATCCGTAGCAATACTAGGTACATAGAAGGTCGTTGAGAGACCACTTAATCGTAAGGTACCCGAAGCTTGGTAAGGAGCAATTAGACGTGTTATAGCACGACCACGCTCCCAAATCTGACCAGTACCAACCCATACCTTATGTACACTCCAAGTTGGTAGACTGACTAGTTTAAATGTTCCGAATGAGAATACATCTGAAGATGTAGTGATGAGTCCCCAATCGTCTTGAGATACTGCTTGGATTTCATTTATAGAACCAAGATCTACGTAATTTCCTGTACCACTGTTTACAAGATCGATAATTCTATCATTAGCAAGACTTTGTATAGTCTTGTTTGCATGATTAGCAATGACCCATGAATCAATAGGTAGTTCTGCTACAGATCCATAATCAAGATAATAGAATGGATCACCAGTAGATGGATTGTAGCTATAGGAAAGAATCCCGAATAAATCCTCTGATCTAAACGGGAATAATCTACCAGTACCAGCGTATGAAAACGCCATAAACTACAATCTTTGTGATAAAGAAAAAAAAGGGGAACTGCTGATGCAATTCCCCCATAATGTAAATATCAATTTGAACAGATCAGTCGAGGCTGACGTTCAGTGTTACCTTAATTTGGTCACCTGCGTTTTGAATAGCGTAAGGACCATTTGTGAATCTTTCAGCGAAGAATATCGCACTATAGAGTGTTATTGATCCAGTTCCATCTAGAGCTGGAGTTGTAGTGAATGTATTTGCATCAGGTGTTTCAAATATGGTGTAAGTGGAAGCAGTTGTAGTATTGTTACCTGTTCCCTGTGCAATATAAATTGTATCTCCTACATTCAATGCATGAGCAGTTGCAGTTGCTTTACTAAAGTCGAACTGAACTTCACCGTTATTAGCGTTATCAGAAATTGTTTCGATAATAGCATTGTTTATATGAACTACTACTGTACCATCTGTATCAGCAGTTTCATAATCAATACCTGTAATAACAGTAGCAGCATCGATACCATTAGGAGTAGCAGTCTGTGAAACTGTCATTCCTAAAGTTAGATTTTCAGCAACGTTTGCTTGGAAATCAAGATCATTGGATACAGCACCAGAAAGTGCAGTATCTAGGTATACTGTTGTACCTGCAATACCAGCAACACGAGTACCAGCAGCAACACCTGTACCTGTTACACGTTGCTTAACAGCAATACCAGTAGTAGCAGTTGCAGTAACTTCAAATGTACCAGCAGTACCAGTACAAGCAGTTGTTGCTTTTACAGCAGCTAGTGTAAGATATGTGTCTCCAATGTTACCTTTAACACTGGTTTTCTCGATTTGTGTTCCTGCAGCAGCAGTACCAGCATCTGCTACACCATGAATGGTTGTAGGTAGATTGTTAGCACGTACTAGCATGTAACCATAAACGTCACCAGCAGGTCCACTAAATTCGAATGTTTCTTCTGGATATGAAGCAGTTGTTCTGCCCTTACCGAAGTCTAGGTTCTGCGTAGCAAATGTACCTTGATTCTTAACACTTAACAGAAGATTGTTTCCATCGATGTCTACAACATATGCACCAGTTCCAACAGATCCACCAGTTACATAGTCTCCTTTTTTAATTTCAGCATTAGATGTTACGGTAATACCATACTCGTTGGCAGTACCACTACCAGTTACTTGTATAGCAGCAGTTGAGAGTGTTTCGATTGTCCAACGGTTTCCGTTTAACAGTTTACCATACTGTTGTGAGTAATCCTGATCATGCCTTGTATTAATAATTGCACTATAACCTGTGGCAGGTGATGTACCATACCCTAGGGTATTATTAGTTGTATAAGGCTCGTAGTATGCTGTCTGTGATGGAGTATCACTTTCTGCAGGATATGTATTGGTAGTGAAAAGTTTTAGAATAAGATTTCTTGGAATTGCTTGGTTTTGGTTAAGCAAATTACGCAAGGAATCAATTTCACCATTATCGGTTACTAGCAGTGCCATGTTGGAAACTCTCCGTATTTTATCTTCTGTTGGTTATTTTTATTTATATCCGATAGTATTTATAGTTTAAGCTTCAATGAGATGACGAATCTACTGATATTAATAGCGTAGATAACCTCGAATTGAAATATGTCACCTGAAAATACTTCGGTAGACCAAGTAGAAAGGGTGTCGTTTTTTGCCTTTCTTTCTTGTGAATTATTTAATACACCTAACTGTGGCAATTCTGTACCACATATAGATGTGAAATTTGGGAAATCATCATAACTACATTTCTGAATATCTAGTTTTAGATTACCCTCTTCTTCAGTAATAATTGTCCAAGATTCTATAACACCAGTAACATCTATTGTCATGTTACCTTTGATTCCTGGATTGAGTGGATCGGATCCACTATCAATAACATAATTAAGAGTCCTTGTTAAATCAGCAGTAGTTGCATATGCAATACCAAAGAATGGACTTGATGATGTAGGTGGAGTACTGAAAACAATTTTATCGTCTGATATAGTATAATCAGTACCTGGTTCAAGAATTACATCATTAACAGTTATCATCAACTGTTCATCATTAAGAGGATAATATGCATCTCCATTAATGGTTAAAGCGAATGTATCTTCGGTACCATTAAATTGACCAGTTATATTATCTAATTTCTTATTAGTAAACTGTGTTGATTTAGAAGGTATCTCATAATTAACATCAAGTGTGTATTGTGGCGATGGACGCTGTGCTACACGATGAGTATTATTTCCAAGTCTGACATTATATGCCATCAGGATACCCCATAATTTATTTCAGCAAGACCTTCTATAACCCTTGTTTTATAATCGTTAGGAGAAGTTAATAGTATATCATATACATATCTTCTTCTACTCAAAGCAGATGTTTCAGTAGGAGTTAATGCAATTTGAACATGTCCAAGAGTCCTATCAAGAAATGATAGTGTAAATGGAATTCGATCAGTTTCTTTAGCAGAGAAACTTTTCTTCAAAGCAGCCTCACCAGTATACCCTGCCATGTTAAGCGGAGTACCATCTTGGTTTGTAATATAAAAAGAAGTATCGAAATTTGCTCCTTGATCAATTAGTATGTTAACTGGGACTGCTGCCATCGTTCACATCTGCTGGTTGTTTTTCAAGTAAATCAAGAGTTTCTAAACCACCTTCGAGTTTTAATTTATACTCTTTAAGTTTATCAATCTCTTCCTCACCTTTCTTAATTCTAAAAGCATAATCTTTCAATTGTGCTTCGAATTCTGATCGCATTTTTGATGTATCCATAACAAAAATATATTATAGTTATATTTATCTAGGCATTCACGTATATCATCCCATTCATAGAAGAGTGATATTCACAATTATAATAATATGTTCCTACTATTGCATTAGTAGTATCCCATGTGAGAGAACCATTTTCTGCACCATTGCCAGTTACTCCAGTATTATATGCACCACCAGTTCCAATACTTTGAGATGTTTTAATCCAGAATGGATGTCCAACAGCATTAACTGTAAACTCTATAGTATCACCTTTCTTTACATTGATTGTTGGTTGTGTACTATTACTATGAGTAGTATTCCTATCATCACCTGTTAATTTATAACTACCGTAAGAGACAGTAACAGTTATTGGGTAAGTCTTAATCAATGCCTCTGAAATAGGTCTATAATAAGTATTAGTTCTAGGATACATCTGGGCATTAAGGGGAATTGAATGTATATCCCTCCTCATACCTTTCAATGTTTCTTTATACCACCCATCAATAACACCACTCACATTTCTTGGATTGATTGCTCTTATTTCTCTAGTGGTAGAAGTAGATCCACCATATAATGGATTTCCCCCTCCATCACAAGTTCTATCATCAAACAAACCACCATTAATATTAAATGTTATATCATTTTCATAAGAATTATTTTGTATGAATCCCATTACATCACTATTAGTAAATCTTTCTTTACCTGTTGCTAACAATGCTGCAATACCACAAACCTGTGGTGATGCCATACTAGTTCCACCAATAGTATATCTCCAATTAGCACCACCATATTTGTTATCAACATAACCAACACCATTTAATCCTGATGCAACATAAATGTTAGCAGGATTTGGCCAAGCACCTTGAATCTTATCTCCAGGTGCCCACACATCAATCAATGGTCCAAAATTAGAAAAGTCTGACTTTCTAAAATCAGATAGATTTGAAATAGAACCTACAGTAATACAACCTTTAGAATTAGCTGGAGAAGATCCTCTATTATGATAAGCTGTGTATAGTGAACCACTAGGAAGATTAAATTGAATATAATTATTCCAATCAACATATTCTGGTGCTGTTGGATCTCTATGTATACCATATTGATCATTGTTACCAGCAGCAGCAATAATAACTACACCATCTTCAATAGCATCTTCCATGTCATATCTAGACCCAGTGCTATCAGCATTATATCTGTATTGTGATGGACCTACACCAAAATCTTTATGGATTCCATCAATTGTCCATCCATTAGGACCAGGATTGCCAGCATTATATGTAACACCACGAACTCTAATGTTAGCAACATCAGCTTCAGTTAATAATCTTTCATAAAATGGATATATGTTGTAACTAGATCCCCAACTATGATTTGTTACTGTAGGATTCTTTTTACCTGTTAAAGGATTTATTGGTTTGTGTCTGTGGAATGCTCTCAAATAATCAAATACTAATGTAGATGTTACAGGAGTTCCAAAACCACTACCAAGGTTTACATGTAAACTATAAATATTTGCTTCTCTTGCCCATCCATACCATTGTCCTGCTACTGTTGAAGCAACGTGTGTGCCATGAAATGTTGCATTAGCAGAATTGGGGTGATATCCATATGTTCCTGAAGGAAGTGCATTACCATCATCATCTATACTACTAACATAACCATTTAACTGACCAAACCAATCATATTCTACAAATCTATTGAGTCCAGTAGTAGGACTTTGCCATTCAGCACAATCAAATGAAACTGGATTATCAACAATAACTACATCAACGTGTTTTCCATCTGCATAAATTTCAACATTATCAGTAACCATTGAAGTATTATCATGTCCAAAAACTCCTTTCTGTCTTGCAGCAGCATCACCAGAGGAGTGTAAATGACCCCACTGTTTTTCATTATCACCATGCTGACTTGCAGAATCTGACTTCTCAAAATCCCCAGCAAATCCGTATGGAGTATTATTAACTTCAGTATAAAAAGGTGTGATTTCTTTTATTGGATCATCATCTATATTAATTTCAACAGCAGCAACCCTAGAATCATTTCGTATATCTTGTGCTTCAGTACTATTCATATAGTACTCTGTACTTCTACTGATAGGACGTTTTAGATGGAGTTTATATCCATCCGATGCCATGTCAGAATAAAAACTTTCTAAATCAGATTTATTTTCAAGTGTGACAACATATACCTTATCATCTGAATGATCGTATAGTCCCATATCACACCTCTAATTGAACATATGTTAATGTTACTGCAATGTTTGCGGTACTACCACTTTTATTAACTACCTTTGCATATATGTTAGTAGATGGTGTTGGGTCATTATTCCATCCAATAGTACCTGGAGTAATGATTTGTGTAGCACCATCAGATGTAATGATTTCTGCAAGTACACCTGAACCTGGAAGTGGATCTGTTGTTTCAGTTCTACTAGAATCAGCAGTTCTACTAACAGTATCAGTGTAAAGAGTTACCCATGCAGCATGTGATGTTTGTATTTTTAATAAACTAAATGCTTTTGCTGCAGTAATTGTTATATCTGCTGCTGCTGTATCAGCTAAATTTGTAGCAGTTGCAGAACCAGTTGTTCTTGAAGTTAATCCACTGCCACCACCGCCACCACCAGACTGTGCTACCCAACCTGTGGTTCCTGCACCATCTGTGGATAAAACATACCCATTAGTACCTTCATCTGGAGGTAAAATAAAATTAACATTACCACTGTAATTAGCATGTAACGGTGCTTTTATACTTACTTTGTGTGCGTTATTAACCTCACAATATAAATCAATTGCTGCTACGTTTCCAGTACCAGTTCTTATAGCAACACTACCATCAGAAAGAGTTATACCACCAGTAGATCCATTACCACCAGCAGTTATATTATTTGCAGTTGAACTGCCACGACCAGTTACTGAATCAAGAGTGTCTGTATTTATTGCAGAAAGATCTGGGGGAGTATATGTAAAAGCACCTGAAACATTATTATATGTTAAAGAACCACCACCAGAAGCAGAAAGACTATTTGCAGAAATATCAGTTAGAGAAATACCTCCTCCACTTCCACCACCAGATAAATCTGGTCCTGCAATCCATCTAGAAGTACTACCATCCCATTTTAAAACATGACCATCAGTTACAACACCACTAACATTAACATCTGTTATATCGTTAAGAGCAATAGCACCAACACTAGTTACATACCCAGCTTGACTGTGATCACCCCAACCATATGCTGTATCCCAATTATTAGAGTTATAATTTGAAGGAGTAATAGTTGCAGAATCAGCACCATCTTGTAAATTTATTTGTGCTAGATTACCTAATTGAGTTACAAGTAAGTTATTTACAAAAGTTTTAGTTACTCTATTATCAATTTCACTAATTGCTCTAACACTTGTGTAGAATAAACCATTCACACCCTCTGTAAGACTATTTGTAGTAAATTCTGTAAAATCTAATGCAAGAGTATAAGTATTAGCTGTATCATCATAAACAGCAGCAATACCTGTGCCAGCAGTTATTAATCCATTAATTCTATCATCAATTTTCTCATTAAAATTAACATCTAGATCATTTACATCACCAGCAAGATTGTTTATCTCTTGTCTCTGTTGATCTAAAGTATATGTTATTGGTACGTTTCTTAACGTCATGGTACTAGCATTCCTTGATAATA